TACAAAGAACTATGAGAGGATTGTTGCTGATTATGCACAACCAACTGCTACATCTAAGCGTGAGTATTTCATTCAGGTTAAACCTAGAAAGTTTACACACGAAGAACTAGCATATTGGAATGAGTATTATCAAGACATAGATGATCTTAGAGCTAACAATGTGTATTCAATAGATACAGTCTATCTAAATAAACAAAAGTTTCCTATGAAGGATACTGAACTTAGATTTGGTTATCTATATGAAGGCCATTGGAAAATCTACAGACCATTTGCTGACAAAAAGAATAAGTGGATGCCTAATAATGTGCCTATTACCATGATGGATGGTTTAGATGACATCACAGATTGTGATGTTGCATTCATCAATAAGAGTAAGAAGGATTACATGGTGATGAAAAAAGTATTTCCTTGTTGCTGTGCTGTTCAAAATGAAGGAATGGGATGTTTCTCTGAAGAGAACGTAGAATATCTAAAAGAGAACTCAGACAGACAGATTCTTTCTTTTGACGCAGATGAGGTAGGTGTGAAGAATTCTCAATTGATAACTAAAAAGTTTGATTTTGAGTATTGTAATGTACCAAAGCTCTATTTAGGAGAAGGCATCAAGGACTGGAGTGACCTTGCTAAGGCACATGGATTAAAAGTTATAGAACAATATTTAACACAAAAAGAACTAATGTGAGAGCAACAGATGACGAGTTAGAAATACTCGAAGAGAATATATTAGAAATGTCTAACGAAGATACAACTCTTCCTAATATATGTTTAGAAGATTTAGAAGTAATATTAACCAAATTCTTTGGAAGAAAAATAACATTATGAAATGGGAAGCGTTCAAAGACAAGTTTCACCCTAGTTGGCATGCAAAGATGCGTCCATTCATAGAGAGTGAAGAATGTGATAAGATTTATGCATTTCTGAAAGCAGAAGCAAAGAGAGGAAAAAAGATTGCTCCTATATCTATGCATGTATGGAGATGCTTTAAAGAAACATCATTAGATGATCTCAAAGTGGTCTTGGTAGGTATGTGTCCATATCACACATTTAAGAATGATGCTCCTGTAGCTGATGGATTACTGATGGGTTGTTCTGTAACAGAACAGGTACAACCATCATTAGATCAATTCTATAGAGCTATGGAGAAAGAGTTCTACGATGGGTTAAACTTGAATATTATAGAGAATCCAGATGTGAGCTTTTTAGCTCATCAGGGAGTCTTAATGTTCAATGCGGCATTAACAACAGAGATGAACAAAGCAGGTAGTCATATGGAAATATGGGAACCTCTTGTAAAATATCTGTTTGAGGAAATTATAAACCACTTAGGTGTACCAATTGTCTTTCTTGGTAAGGACGCAGCTAGATACAAAAAATACACAGGTATATTTACACATGTGTTTGAGGTGTCTCATCCAGCTAGTGCTTCTTATAAAGGAATAGAATGGGACACAGAAGGTGTGTTTGTCAAAGTGAATAAATTATTAGAAGAAAACAATGGGTTTAGTGTCATGTGGGTAGATATTGACGCACCCTTTTAAAATTAGAGAAATGGAAAATAAATTAATTGAATTAGAAGATTTACAAGTAGGTGATGAGATAATGATATCTTGTCAGTCATACTTCAAATATTTAAAAGTGCTAACACCACCAACATTAAGTAAAACTAAGACACATTGGAAATCAAAAAAACCAATGCATGCAAACTTCAGATGCACTACAAGACGAGATGAAGTGATAACATATTCATACACTGATAGTTCAGGGAATGTTCATAATAGAATCAAGAAAAAATGGATACCTACAGCTGAAGATCACAACGTAAGAGTGTCACAAGATCTTAATGGAAGACAAATTTGGTTAGTTAAAAGAGAAACAATTTAAAACTAGAAAGATGATTTTAGAAAAACAGAAAGAAGCAAATGTCCTAATTGATGGACAATCACAAGAATCAATTGGAATGTCACTAGACTTAGATAGTGCACAGATTCTTATGCAAATGTTAAGTAAGAACTTATATTCAGATGATATAGGTTCTGCTATTAGAGAATGTGCATCTAATGCATTAGACAGTCATAGAAGAGCTGGTGTTGATGAACCAATTGTGGTGTCATTCAAGCCATCATCAGCTAACAACTATGAATTCTGTGTAGAGGATTTTGGTATTGGTTTAGATGCTGATGATGTAAAGAATATCATCAGTAAGTATGGTAAGTCTACCAAACGTGATTCTGCTACAGAATTAGGTATGATGGGTCAACAAAACTAGGCCCAGCGTAAAAGTAATTTTACGTTAAAAATATTGGATGAATTTTTGGAAATCTAAATTAAATTATTAACTTTGTAACCTAAACATAACACACCATGGGATACAAGTACAAAGTTAATCACAATTATTTCAATATAATTGACACAGAATACAAAGCTTATATTTTAGGTTTTATATATGCTGACGGTTGCATATCACAACCTTCAGGTAATAGAAAACTTAATCTCAGAATAGGAGTTCAAGAAGAGGATGGTTATATTCTTGATGAATTATCTAGAGAAGCTGCAGGAGGACAAAAAAATATTGTTAATACTCCTTCAAGTATTAAAAAAGGTTATAAACCTCAACATTGTGTCAATATAGTATCAAATCTAATAGGTAACAACCTAATTGATTTAGGATGCAACATCAATAAAAGTAAATTAGGAATGACTTTTCCTAAACTAGAAAAACATTTAATACCTCATTTCATTAGAGGATTTTTGGATGGTGATGGAAGTGTAATATTGAAAAAATTACAATATAAGTATATTAGAAAAACTAATCATAGTATTTTTAAACCACATAAACAACAGTATAAACTTAAATTAGCTTTTTGCTCAACCGATAAAGAATTTCTATTAGAAATAGCAAAATGTTTAAATATAAGTAAACCTTACATAACTGAAAAAGTTAGAAAACAGGTTAATTATATATTGTGGATAGAAAATAAACAAGAAGTTTTAGATAGTATAGATTATTTGTATAGTGATGCTACTTATTTTCTTAAAAGAAAATATGACAAAGTAGTAGAATTTAACATGACAATCAAAAGCGAAGCTGAAGATACATCTTCAGAACGTTTAGAGACTACCTGAGCAGTAAAGTCTGCTTAATAACAGGAAGTAGTATGGGTTAGTAACCATATGAAAAAGCGTCCAACCCCTATTTATAGGGTGATGATATAGTCCGACACTCTGGGAAACCAGAGATTAACAGAACCGCTAGGTTTTAAAGCACCTCTTGCATACTCTAGTAGTTTCTACTTTGTATGTAGAAAGAATGGTATGGAACGTAAGTACATGATGTATGAAGGAGAAGATGCTAACACCATCGATCTTTTACACGAAGCACCTACAACAGAGAGAAATGGTGTAAAAATTATAATTCCTGTTAAGTACAGTGACAAATGGCAATTCCACAATAAGATAAAGGAACAACTTTGTTATTTCGAGAGTGTGTATTTTGATGTACCAGAAGATCCATCTGTCAATAATGAATTCATTATTACAAGACATGAGCACTTTCAATTTTCTGAAATGTCTACAGATAACAATTTACACATATGTTTAGACAATGTGTATTATCCATTAGACTTTGAAAAATTAGGTATGGATAGAATTCAATTTCCTATTGCTCTTAGGTTCTCTTTGAGTGATGGAATCTATCCCACGCCTAACAGAGAATCATTACGCTACACCCAAGAGGCAAAACAAATCATTATGCAGAAGTTTATGGATGTGGCAAACTATTTTGTTGCTAAGTATAATGAAACTGTTGAAGAGGGTACTGATATCAAGTCTGTCATAAACTATCTTGAGAAGAATGGATATTATTTAACTATGGAGAATGAAGCTAAATATAGAATCGATCCATTTGTACCATTCTCTACAATTAAACCAGCTATTCCTCAATTAGATGGAGTTAAACTTTTGGATTTTCCAAGTCTTTACAAAAGAACAAAGCAATATTTATTGGCTAATGATTTTAAATGTAAATACTCTTTGAGATATAAGAGAATGCATGATATGGAAAAACATTATGTCTATGGATTTAACATTGAAAATGTTTGTAATGGTATCGCTAATGTGTATATTTACGAAGATAGAATTGCTGGTATCAAAAAAGATTATCTAAGAGCTACATGTAAAGAAAGTGATTACAATTTCTTTGTTAAACCAGCTAAACCTATGACACTTGGACATACTTCTAAATATGACATACGTACATATTATCATATGTTAGAACTTAAGAACTATCCAAAAGAACAATGGAGAGATGTTATTAAAGAATATCAACACGTTATGTCTTTGATTAGTGCAAACTTCATAGATTTAGATGCATTTGAGGTGCCACAATGGTTTATCGATAGCAAGAAAAAGATTAAACCTACAGTTGTTGGAACTGGTGGTGCTCCTGGTGTAAGAAAAGTTAAACTTAAAGGAGAAATTGTTGGTAAAGAAGCTGATGATCTTCAGAAATGGAGCTATGGTAGATGTTGTAAATTTGTTCCTATAACATATAAGTTAGAGAAATTAGAATCTGATAAGAATCTGAAAGTGTATGCACATCATGATGAATATATGAAGCTTGATGCTTTATTTGGTTGCATACAAAAACAAAAGATGAAAGTGGTTACATTCTCTCAAAGAGAATTAGCTATTGTAAAAAATTCTGAAATACACAACTTAATATCATTAGAACAATTTATGGAAGGAAAAAACAAACCATTCAAACGTATGGCTACAGCTTATCTAATCAAAAAGATGATGGAGAAATACAGATCTACGTTTGACAGATCACTTCAAGTGGGATTCACGTCTTCGCCTTTAAAAGATAGACTACATGTATTATCTAAGTATGCATCTGACAACTATTATCTACCTGGTTATTCAGGAGGAAGTGCTGGAGCTAGAGAATTCTTAGAATCTATGTTAGCAGTGGCTGAAGAACACAAGTTGTTTGATATGACAATCTATCCTGAAGTGATGGAAATGCAAGAGATATTTGATAAGCTTCCTTTCTTGAATCCTTTTATGACAGGAGTAGGATATTATGATGACAAAAATCCTCTTGTAAATGTACTATCTGATCTATTCAAATATTACAGATATAGAGTGGATCTTAAACACTACAACATTAAACTTAATGATGAAGTGTTAACTGAAGAAACAATAGAAGAATTAGTAGATTAAATAAAGAGGAGAGAAATCTCCTCTTATTAACAAGTAACAATTAATTAAATAAATAAAAATCATGAGCAACAAATTTTTAAGCCTTGAATGGTTCAAGAGCAAAGTGGAAATGTCAATTGACAGAGTTATTGAAAGTAAGATAGAAAGTCTTATTCAAGAAGAGAATAAATCAGAATCTCAACAAAAGTATGTAAAACCATATTTCTCAATGAAGATGGTTAATAATGTTCTTACAGTGGTGTTGAATGATGGTGCTATTATTAGTAAACCTAATTCATCTGAAGAAGATTTCCATGCTGTAGCAAATGCTAGAAGTATAGAAGAAATCTTAGCAATCACATCTTCTTCAGAAGTGATAGCTGATGTAGAACAAGCAAAAGCAGAAGCTGCTAGAATTAGAGCTTTTCAACAAGGAATACAAGCACTTGCTGACCTACCTGATTTCACTGTAGAAGGAAATACAGTTTATTTAGCTGGTACATCAAGAAGTCTTCCTCAATTACTTGTAGAGAAATTTATTGAAGTGGTTGATAGAGTGTATAATGAAGGAACATCTAAATACATTCATGAAAAATTACAAAGAGACGATGAGTATGTAGCATTAAAAAACTTCTTCATGTGGTGTTGTTTAAACCCAAGAGCTGAAGTGGCACATGAGTTATACAGATTCTTAACAGAGAATTCATTCAGAATCACTAGACAAGGATTTGTTGTAGCTCTTAGAAATGTTGTAACATTACACGGAAGTCCAGAGCTTGTACATTTTGTAAGTAATACATACAACAAGGTTAAAGCTGTATGGAAGAAGAATCCAAATGAGTACACAGTGTTCTTAGAGAATGGTGAATACAAACTTGTGCATGATGACAAGTTGACAGAAACTAAAACATATACATCTACAGAATGTCAACAATGTGATGGAGAAGGTTATAATGATTGGAACGATGATGATGAATGGGAAGATTGTGATTCATGCGATGGATCAGGAGAAACGGAAGAATATGAATATACAATAGAAGTTCCTGTAGACCATGGTCAAAAGATTGGTGGGTTAACTGAGTTATATCTAGATCTTCCTAATAGAGAAGAGAATAGATTTACAGATGACTGGACTAAAACATTTGACATTCGTGTAGGTCAAGTTACCAGTATGCCTATGGAAGAATGTAACTGGAGCACACAAGATTGTGCTGCTGCAGGATTACATTTCACAGCTGATCAGATTCACTATGTAGGATGTGGTGACCAATCTGTTCTTGTTCTTATCAACCCTATGAAAGTGGTTGGTATTGGTACACACAAGGGTAGATGTTATGAATATCTTCCAATTATGACTGTACCAAGAGAAGAAGCTACAAAGATTTTACATGATGGACAGTTTGATACATTACAATTAGATGAGCAGTATGCTATCCGTGAATTAGAATCTCTTACAGAGAAAGTTAAAGAAGGATTTGCTACTGAAGCTAAGAAGTATGAATTCAACATGCCACATATTTCTGCATCAGAAATTAACACTATTGTTTCTAATCTTGGTGAGATGAAAGCCATGATTAAAAATCGTGTTAATACAATTAAGTAATAATTAATATGGTTTTGTCCCAGATTTTCACTAAATTTGGGACGAAACTTAATTATAATTACATGGCAAAGAGAGTGTTAGTCCCAAAGACAAGATGCAGTGGTACAATGAGTGAAGCAGCCTTTTGGAGCTTCATAAGAAGTGCTTTGAGACAAAAGAGTAGATGGTGGAAGCCCATATCAATATGTAAATTAAATGCACGAAGAGATTATACTGGACCTGGTAAACGTCAAAAGTATGAATATCAATGTAAGAAGTGTAAGAAGTGGCATCCAGAGAAACAAATCAACGTGGACCACATTATTCCTGCAGGGAGTTTAAACTGTGCACAAGACTTACCTTTATTTGTAGAACGTTTATTCTGTGAACAAGATAATTTACAAGTGCTTTGTGTAACGTGTCATGATAAGAAGACATTGAAAGAGAAACAATCTAAAAAGAAGACATTATGATAAAAAATCTTATAAGTAGATGGACTATGGTTAAAATTACAAAAAAACCATTATATGATCGATTAGAAAATAAAGTGATATACTATTGGCAAGATTGCTATTTTGAAACCTATATGGCTGCATCAAGATGGAGTTATAGAATTAAATTAAACTAATTATGAAGAACGCAATAACAATAAACAAAACTCCCTCATTCAATGAGGTGTGGCATGAAGGCCACATAGAACATGAAGGTAAATATCACTATTTCTGGTTAATACATCCACAAGGATTAGATGACAAAGGTGAAGCATATTCTTGCGAGGTACGCTGGTTTTTTCAAAAAGTTCCTAAACAAGTTAGAGATCTATATCCAATAATAATAGAAAGTTTTATGCAAACTTTACGATAAAAAATTTGGTAGATTAAAATACTTGTATTACATTTGTATAACAAAAACATATACAAATGAAAAATGAAGAAACTATCTTACTTCGTATAAATGGAGAAGTAAAAGAAAAATTAGTTAGAAAAGCTGAATCGCTAGGACTTAGTCTATCAGCATATATTAGATTGATTATTATTCAAGACTTAATGTAATGATAGGAATTTATAAAATAACAAGTCCTACTGGTAGAGTTTATATTGGACAAAGTTGGAACATCGAAAGAAGATTTAAACAATATAAGAAATCTTTAGGTGCTAAACAAATAAAACTATTTAACTCTATTAGTAAACATGGTATTGAATCTCATGTATTTGAAATTATACATGAGTTTTTAGAACAAATTGATCAAAAGACTTTAGATGATCATGAAATTTTATATTGGAATCAATATAAAAATTTAGGAATTGATGTTTTAAATACTAGAGAACCAGGAAAAGGAGGAAAACATTCTGATGAAACTAAAAAGTTGATGTCTGAATGGCAGATTGGAAAAGTTTTATCTTCTGAAACAAAAGATAAAATTTCAAAAGCTCATATAGGAAGAATTGCTTGGAACAAAGGATTAAAACATTCTCAAGAAACTAAAGATAAAATATCTCTAGCAAATAAAGGTAAAAAGCATTCACAAGAAGAAATTGATAAAATGTCAAAAGCTTTAAAAGGAAGAGTTTTTTCTGAAGAAACTAGAAGAAAAATATCTGAAGCTAAAAAAGGAACAAAATATAAAACAAAATTATGAAAGAACAATTAGAAGTGAGATGGTTTTTCTCAAGAGTACCAAGAGAGGTGAGAGCATTATATCCACAAATTATAGAAGCATTTAAACAAACATTATGAAAACACACATATGGGAAGATACAAGACTCTTTAATATAAACAAAGAGTTACAACAATTGATTGATGACAAAACAGTAAAAACAGTTGTATCAATGTCTTTAGTAGCTGTTGAAAGTCCAACAAGCTCAATATCATTATATAGTGCAATATTAATATATAAGTAGTATGATAAAAGGAACAGTAAAAACAGAAGCTCAATATAGAGCAGTGGTTATGGATTCATCCAGTAGCCTAAAAGATTTCTCTACAGATAGAAAGAAGTATTACAAAAAATATTTCCTTGGAGAGAAGGTAGAAGACAAAGATAGCTCAGCAGCTAATATGGGTAGAATAGTTGAAACCCTACTTATGGAACCTCATTTATTTGATGATAAGTTCTATATGTCATCTTGTGCTTCTACACCTACAGGACTTATGTTAGATTTTGTAGAAGCATTGTATAGACATACAAGAGATGCTACAGATGAATTTGGTGTAATTACTAGAGTGTTTACAGATATATTACAAGATGCATACAAAGATTCAGGATTTAAAATTAAATATGAAGCTGTAGTAACTAAGTTTATAGGAAGTGATGCAGAGATATACTATAATGAAATAAGACAGGTTAGAAGTAAAAACCTAACTGTTGTAAACACTATGGAGATATCTATTGCAGAGAAGATTGTAGAACAACTTAGAATCAATAGCACTACAGCACCTATTGTAAATCTTACAAATAGCTCTAGATATCAAATTATCGATCAAATGCAAGTGGAAGGATATGATGTAGATGGACATTTGTTTAAATCTATGCTTGATAAAGTGATAATTGACCATAAGGAGAAA